GGTTTTTCTATTTCTGATGAACAGGTTAAAGAAATAGATAAAGCATCTCATCAATGGTACGCTAACCAAGTAAAGAAAACTTACGAAAGTAAACCTCATGAAGTTGCTTGGGACGATTTAAGTGAAGCCATGCAAACTGTTATTGCATCAGTAGGGTTTCAACACGGAACATCATTTACTAGAAAAGATGGTTCTGAAATGAATTACATTAAACAAGCTAGAGCAAATGATATAGAGGGCATGATTGCCAATCTAAGAGATTTTGGAGATGCTTTTAATACTAGAAGAAACAAAGAAGCTGATCTATTAGAGAACGAAAAAAAAACTCTAGATAAACAATTTAAACCTGTAGATATAACTAAACAAAAGTATTTATGGTCTGAAGACCCAGATGTAAGTAAAGGTTTATTTTTAGATTCAGCTTACAATTATAGTGAACTTCAAAAACATATTGCAGAGGGCAGAACTACATCTAAAGCTGTATTAGCATCATTTAGAGAAAATACTATATTTGCTAACTCGTATGATTTATTTGCTAATCCTACATTTGTTCAAGAGGAGGGTTTTAGTTGGGAAAATAATCAAGAAGAATTTCAGGCGGCAATAAAAGAATATAATTTAAACCCAGAATTTGCAGATAGTTTAATTGGAGCTCTTAATGGAGAACACTTAAAATATCTTGCTGAAAAAGCGGCAAGACACCAAGCAAACGCAGAGTTGTTAGCTTCCTATGGTTGGAAAGGTATAGCCCTACAGTTTGGTACTTTTCTTTTAGACCCCGTAAACTTAACTGGTTATGGAGCTTTAAGTAAAGTAATGAGTGGAGCAAAATTCTTTACGGGATTAACTAGGAGAGAAAACTTTGTTAGAAAAGGTTTAGCTTATGGTGCTATGGAGGGCTCTTTATATTCTCCTATAGCCGCTAATAACCCTACAATGGGACTTAGTGATGTACTTATTGCATCAGCTTTAGGTGGTACTCTTGGAGGGGGAATATCTGCTTTAACAGCTAAAAATCTAAGAAATATAGCTAATGCAGAGACAAGACAGAATTTAATAGAAAATGGTTTGACTGTAAGTAAAGAAGCAGACCAAACAGTATTTAAGAATGTTAAGCATTCTAAAAAGAATAAGAAACTAGAAAAAGATTTAAACGATACTTCGTTAATAGATAATGTAGAAATATTCTATCCCAAATTAAGAAATATTCCTTTCTTTGGTTTTAGTATGACTAGATCAGGTACTTTAGGTACAAGTCTTTCTAAAAAAGCTAAAGCATTTGGTTTTAGATCAATGGAAGAACCTGTTGGTTATAAAGATATAGCTAAATCTGAAAAAGGAATTTTTGGAAAAAAAGTAGCCGCTGTTCAAGAAAGTACAGTTGAAATGACTAGAGATCAAACTGTAATGAGAGCTCATCACGCAGTCTACGGAGAAGTAGGCGAAGCTATGAAAGGTTATCTTAAAGAAAAAGGTTTCGGTGCTGTTAGAGGTTTCTTTCAGTTTGGACACAAAACAAGATTTATGCACGACACTAAGAGATTAATTATTGCTCTTAGTAAAAAAGAAAAAGGATTAAAATTAAGTGCAGGAGAAGAAGTATTATTAAAAGATAAGAATTTATTAAGAGCCGCTAATGCGTACTCACAAGGTTTTCAACTTTGGGCTAGACTTTTAAAAGAAGCGGGTGTTGAGGGTGCTGAAGATTTAGCCGCTAACACAGGTAAATTTTATGTACCAAGAAAAATTAGTTTTGAAAGTTTTGCCGCTTTAGAAAGAAAGCTAGGTGGAGAACAAGGTATTGAAGATTTATTAACTAATGCAATAGCTAAACAACAACCTGCATTAGACAGATTAGATAATCCTATTGCTAAAGCTGAAACTGTTAAAGTTAAAACTGATGTTACATCTCCTGAACTTGTTAAGTTAGATAAACAAATAGTAAAAGCAAAAAAAGATATTGCTAAAATTAAAAAAGTTTTAGATGGTAAAGGTCAAAGAGATGAGGGAACTGCATTACTTGGAAAAGCTACTAGAATTTATAGAGAGTTATTAGAAAAAAGAAAAAAATTAGCAGATAGCCCAGAAGCTACTATACAAAAAGATGTAAAAATATCTGTTTCAAAAGCTAGAGCATTAGCAAAAGTGATAGTGAAAGCCGCTAAATATAATAATAAAATGGGTGGCTTTGATATAGAACAATTATTAAGAGTTAAAGACCCTGCATTATTAAGAGAATATATTGATGATGTATTTCAAGATTTATCACAAGCACAAAGAGATGATTTATTTGATGGATTAAGAAATAATATAACTCTTTTAACATCTGGTAGATTTAAACAAAGAATAAGACTAGATGAAAACTATGAAGAAGTAATTAATGGACAAAGAGTTAGATTAGATGAAATATTTGAAAATGACGTAGACTTACTTTGGCATTCATACACAAATGAAATGGCGGGTTGGTATTCACTTGCAGATAGATTAGGAATTAAAAGTAGAACTGCTTGGAATAAATACAGTAATGATATTAAAAGAGATATTAATGAAGTTTATAGAAATCCAGAAGCAAAAGGTGAATTTAAAGATTTAAAAAACTTCACGCAAAGACAAGCAGGTGGCAAATTTATAGCTAAAGAAGAAATAGATACAATAGATAGTTTCTTTAATAACTTAATGGGAAGATCAACTGAAACAGGCGATCCTACTATTGGATTAAATAAATGGGCACGAGATTTAAGAAGATTTAATTTTATAAGAGTTTTAAATCAAGTTGGTATAGCACAGCTTCCTGAGTATGGAGTTGCGGTATCTCAACAAGGATTAAGAACTTTATTAAATGAAATTCCAATATTTAGAAGATTATTAAGTGATGCTCAAGATGGAAAAGTACAAGATACTTTTTATAAAGATTTAGCAGTAATAGGTTCTTCTAATGGAGATGATTATATTTACAGACAGTTTCAAGCGTATGATGTCTTAGACAGAGGTGTTTCACAATTAGATACAACTAAAAAAAGTTTAATATCTAAACCTGCTCAAAATGCTTTTGAGAAAGGTACAGGACACGCATCTGGTCTTATTCATATAGACAGAAATCAAAGACGAATAGCTATGAGATTATTTGTTCATAGACTAGCAGAAGATTTAATTGATGTTTCTAAAAAGGGAACAATGCTTAAAGAAATATCTAAAGGAAGATTAAATAGATATAGAGTTTTAGGTTTAAGTGATGATGACTTATTAGCTTTAGCAAAAGAGTTTAATAGTCCTAAAGTTGTAACACAAAAAACAGCATTAGGTCGTAGAGTATTACAATTTGATTTTGTTAATTTTGCGGATCAAAACTTAGTTAAGAAATTTGGTATAGCAGTTAATAGGTATACTAAAAGAGCAGTCCAATACAATATGATTGGAGACACAAGTAGATTTTTCTCTGACAAAGCTCTTGGAAAAACTATGTCTCAATTTAGACAGTTTATAATGACTGCTTGGAGTAAACAGTTTTTACATAATGTAGCTATGGGAGATTTCCAAACTTTCTCTATGTTTATGTATACTACTTTAATTGGTGGTACAGGTTATGTTGCACAAGCACATTTCAATACTATTGGAATGAGTGCAAGTGAGAAGAAAGCATATCTTAAAAAGAAATTAGGAGAAAAAGGAGACTTAACTAAACTTGCTATGGCTTCTTTCCAAAGAGCAGGTTGGTCTTCAGTTATGCCTCCATTTATGGATTTAGTTTTAGGACAAGTAGCACCTGAGTACAGATTTAATACAAGATCATCAGGTCAAGAAATGAATTTAATAACAGGAAACCCAACATACGATTTAGGAGAAAAAGTATTGGGTATTGGTGGGTCTGTTATGAAATCTCTATTTAATTCTGATTACGATTTTAGTAAGCAAGATTTGAATAGAATAATGAGGATATTACCATATCAAAACTTATATGGAGTAAATCAATTAATTAACTTTGCTAGAGATCACTCTGGTTTACCAGACAAGGGGAAAATAGGATTATATTAATATATGGCGTTTGCAATAGATACATACACAGGTAATGGGAGTACAACTAATTATAGTATAACTTTCCCATACATTGAACAAGCTCATGTAGTAGTAACAGTAGATGGTGTTACAAAGAGTTTAACAACAGATTACACTTTTTCTAATTCATCTACTATAGCTTTTAACTCTGCACCTGCTAGTTCAGCAGTAATTAAATTTACTAGATCATCTAATAGAACAGCTAGATTAACTGACTACCAAGATGGTTCTACTCTTACAGAAGCAACTCTTGACCAAGATGGAAACCAAACTTTCTTCATGGCACAAGAAGCTATTGATATTACAGAAAATACAATAGGTCTTAGTACATCTACAGACCAATGGGACGCTAATAGCAAAAGAATTACAAATGTAGCTAACCCTACATCTAACCAAGATGCAGTTACTAAACATTATTTAGAAAACACTTGGTTATCTGCATCGGATAAATCAGCTATTAATGCAGTTAATTCTAATATTACAAATATTAATGCAGTTAATTCTAACTCATCTAATATTAATTCAGCAGTTTCTAATGCTACAAATATTAATACAGTAGCAACTAACATAGCTTCAGTTAATACTGTAGCGACAGATATAGCTAAAGTAATTGTAGTAGCAAATGATTTAAACGAAACAGTTTCAGAAATAGAAACTGCGGCGGCGGACTTACAAGAAACAACTTCAGAAATTGATGTTGTTGCTAATGCTATAACTAATGTTGATAATGTTGGAAACAATATTGCTAACGTAAATACAGTAGCTACAAATATTTCTAATATTAATGCCGTAAACTCTAACAGCACAAACATTAATGCTGTTAATTCAAATTCTTCAAATATTAATACGGTTGCGGGAATAAATGCTAATGTTACTACAGTAGCAGGAATAGCATCAAATGTAACTTCAGTTGCTAATGATGCAACAGATATTGGAACAGTTGCAGGAATGCAAAGTAATATTACTTCTGTAGTTGGTAATGCAACAAATATTAATGCTGTAGCGGGTGCGGTTACTAATGTTAATAATGTCGGTGGATCAATCGCCAATGTTAATACTGTTGCTACAAATTTATCTGGAGTAAACTCTTTTGCAGAAAGATACAGAATAGCATCTTCAGCTCCCACAAGTTCCAACGATATTGGAGACCTTTATTTTGATTCTACAGCGAATGAACTTAAAGTCTACAAATCTTCTGGTTGGGCGGCGGCAGGTAGCACAGTAAATGGTACAGCTCAAAGATACAATTACACAGCTACAGCAAACCAGACAGTATTTACAGGTTCGGACACAGCAGGAAATACTCTCGCTTATGACGCGGGTTACGCTGATGTTTATATGAATGGAATTAGGTTATCTGCGGCAGATATTACAATTACTTCTGGTACTTCTGTAGTTTTAGCTTCAGGAGCTAGTGCAGGAGATATTATAGACATTGTTGCTTATGGAACATTTAATGTAGCTACAGTTGCAGGTTCAGCAATTACTTCAGGTACTATTAATAATGACAGATTACCTGCACCAGTATTATCAGTAAAAGGAGATGGTTCTTCAGCAGATGGAGCATTAAGATTAAATTGTTCTCAAAATAGTCATTATACAGAAATTAAATCTGCACCACATGGAAGTTATTCAGGAAACATTAGTTTTACTTTACCAACTAGCACAGGAACTAATGGTCAAGTATTATCTACAAATGGTTCAGGTGCATTAAGTTTTATTGATGCAACAGAAACTAAACCAACAGTAGCCAATGTTTCGCAAACAGTAGCTCCTGCAACAGCTACAACAATAAGTATTACAGGAACAAACTTTGTATCAATACCACAAGTAGATTTTGTAAACGCATCTACTGGTGCAATAACAAGAGCAAACACAGTTTCATTTACAAACGCTACAACGCTTTCAGTAAACTGTACGTTAGCTTCTGGTAACTATTATGTAAGAATAGAAAACCCAGATGGTAATGCAGGAAGAAGCACAAACAATATTATTACTGCGTCTACTGCACCTACATTTACTACAAATGCAGGTTCACTAGGAACTTTTGCAGGTAACTTTTCAGGAAACCTTGCAACAATCGCAGGTACTTCAGATAGTGCAGTAACATTTTCTGAAGTAGGTTCAAATTTAAC